ATCAGTTTGTAGTCGTATTCTTCAGAAAGTAATTTATTAAATTTCCATTGTGTTGTATCAGGTAAATTAGTTCCGTATACAATATTTTTTGGAAATGTTTGTTTTAATGCAGCAGTTGACATTCCCACACCATTACCGAGATCTACTATGTTTGTATAATCTTTAATTAGTTTCTTAAAGCCAAATGGTGGTACATTTTGATTATTTTTGAGGTCATTTATATATTTGCGTGCATAAAAATCCCAACAGCACCATACTTCTGCTAAATAGATGTCCTCAGAATAGCAATCATAATCAGGATTATCGGTATTTCGCACGGAATTATACCAACGTGTTTCTAAATCAATCAGACTTTTTGCTGCTTTAATCCCTTTTTTCCCACCATCTGCAAGAAAGGCATTAGTTTGTGCAGCAGTTTGTGCAATTTCGTATGCTTTTGTATCTCCCAACCCTACTTGAGTTAGGAGATAGTAAAAGTATTTGATACCTACTGACCCTTTCAGAGTCAGTAGGTCAGGTTTGTTTGTCATGCAGTAACAAGCATTTGTGTTTCTAGGTATTCAAGGAACTTTTTATTCATGTAATTTCTAGAACCATCTAGTTGAGAAGCAAATGTTCTTTCATCTGTCTGGTCAGTCGCTTTTGTTCTGTTGTGGCTAGTGTATTGTGTCATTGCAGAAACAAGACCCCAAGCAGTTCCGTTTCTAGATTCAAGATCACCACCGATAAGTCCTTCACTAAGGATTTTTTCAACAGTTCTAGTTTTAAGCATTTCAGCTTTCTCGTCATCAAAGAATCCTCTGATAGCATTTTTTGCTGTATCCATTGTGATTGGTGTTTTAATACACTTGTCTTTGATTCTGTTGTATTCTTGGGATTCAGCAATTGCTGCATCAAGTACAGGTTGGACATCTCCGAATGTCATTTCTCTCAAGTGTGAGAAACAATTAAATCTTTGATGAATTTGTCTAGTCATTCCGTTTGTGCAAACTAGCTCATTGAACAGAACCATTACTTTTGGTGATTTTGATTCACCGTAGTAATCAGTTACAACTAACCAACTGTCGGTTTTATCTCCGACATCACTGAATTTTGTTTGATCGTTAGTTAGTTTTGATGCCATGTAAAAAGTTTTGCCAGCATCAAATGACCCAACAAGGTCAAGTGTAATTTCTTTTTTACTTGCATCACAGAATTGTCTGAAATAATCAATGAATGTAGTTGGCTGAATACATTGGCGTCTTTTTCCAAATACACCCAATGCGTCCATATTGTCAGATCTATGCCAGATTTGTATTTCTGGATATTCTCTGTCATTAATTTTATGAGGTCTGCGGTCAACATTGAAGTTACAGCCGATTGAATTAAGAATGTCCTCGTTAGACATAAATCCATGAACCTCTGCTGCGGTTCCTCTAAACAGTTTTTGATCTGTTTTAGTTAGTTTTGAAGTAGGCATTTGTTTGTTTGGTATCAACAAATTAATTATAATACAATTAATGTAGTATTTAAACCCCCTTTTTTACACGCAGTAACAATTACTTTTCCTACATCAGGGGGTGTAGTGGCTATTTACGTTTACGTTCTTCTGCTTGTAACTTTTTACGATCAACTTGTTTAACTTTTTTTGTATTGCTTCCGTAATTCTTTTTTGGTCCATTGGTCTCGTTATATCGAATTGCTGATCTTATCCTTGCTAAGTTAATAGCTCTTGCCCTCAATGGGTCAGAGTCATTACTTTTATCAATTATTTTTAACCATTCGATTGTCTGATTAGGAAAGTTGGTTTTAAATTGGTGCAATCTTTCTATCTCACGAACAGAAAGATTGGGAAATGTACGCTGGTAAGAAGAATAATCCATTACATCAAACTGGTTTGATTGTATTCTTCTGGCTTTTTAGGCAATGTCCATAAATGTTCTTTTTTACCATAATTGCCCATAACAAATTCCTTTGTCTTTTCGAGTTTGCCATGATCAGATAAGTTGGTCATTGCTCTTCTGATTGAGGTTATTGGACATTTTAAACCAGAAATAGATAAGACCATTGATGGACTCAATGGCTTTTCATACTGATTAAAACATTTCATTATCCTTTGCTCTTGGGTTAGAGCTTGAGCTTGCGATTTGGCAAGCTCATCTGGATTTTCGTCTATTGTGTTAAAAAAAGTCATGGTGCAAACTCTGGGTATTGTTTAGTTAGTCTTTTTTCTATTGTTTTATAGTCCATATTCCATTCAACAAGACATTCAGTTTTTCTTTTCTGTATGTAGTCTTTACTGGCTTGCTCCCTTGCAATTTGTTTTCTTAAGTATTTAATTTGTTCTTTGTAATCTTTTATATGGCAATCACAGGTGTGAGCCATTTTGTCATATTTTTCAAGTTTAACAAAATGTTCGTCATCAGCACCCATTGGTCCATCAAGTATTCTTCTCAGGTAACTTTCATCACAATTAAAGTCATCTGACCAATGTTCTGATTCTTCTCCACCAAGATCAAACATCTTGGTGTGGAATTTATCAAGTATTGCGAAGGCTTTTCTAGCCTGATTTAAATAATGACCTCGTTTCATTTATTTGCCCTCCTTGTATTCTTCGTTAACTTCCCAAAGCTGTTTGATTGCAGTAGCAACAAGTACACCCTCTCCTTCTCCAAACATAAGAAGTTGATTTAAAACATCTTTAATTGGATTTGGTGCTGAATTGTACATTGCTGCATAATCATTAGCAATTGTTTCGACCATGTTCTTCATGTCGATTCTTTCAAGCTCTTGCTCGTAGGCTTCATGATCCTCTTGGGTCATGTAGTCTTTAGTCTGTTTTGTTTGATTAGTCATAAGACCTCTGTTTTGTTTTGACATATTAATTATAATACAATTAAAAGTAATTGTAAACCAATTAATTTTGATGTAACATCACAGTAACAACTTATTTATATGCGACATTTAGTTACTGGTGGTGCTGGCTTTTTGGGATCACATCTGGTCGACTCACTAATAAAAGACAATCAAGAAGTCATTTGTCTTGATAATTTCCATACTGGCAAAAAAAGAAACGTTGCCCATCTGATTGGTCACAAGAACTTCGAACTGATTAGACATGACGTAATTGAGCCTATACTGCTAGAAGTTGACCGCATTTGGCATTTAGCTTGTCCAGCAAGTCCTGTTCAGTACCAAATAAATCCCATAAAGACCATAAAAACTAGCTTTTTTGGTACATATAATATGCTCGGATTAGCGAAAAGATCGGGAGCAAAAATACTTTTTACCAGTACTTCAGAGATTTATGGTGACCCACAAATTCACCCACAGCCTGAATATTATCTAGGCAATGTAAATACAATTGGACCTCGTGCTTGTTATGACGAAGGAAAAAGAATATCAGAAACATTGATGACCGATTATAAAAGAGTTAATAATGTAGAGATTCGAATTGCTCGTATATTTAATACTTATGGTCCAAGAATGTTAAAAAATGATGGAAGGGTTGTTAGTAACTTTATTACACAGGCATTAGCTAATAAACCAATTACTGTTTATGGAACAGGAACGCAAACTAGGTGCTTTTGTTATGTAGATGATATGGTTGCTGGTCTAAAAAAACTTATGGATTCTGATTGCTCAAAACCAATAAACTTAGGCAATCCTGTAGAAATTACAGTTAACGAGTTGGCAATGCGTATAACAAATAAAATAAATGCTGCTTTGCCCCATGTAAATTTACCATTACCAGAAGATGACCCACAAAGAAGAAACCCAGATATTACATTGGCAAAAGAAACTTTAGATTGGTTGCCGACAGTATCACTTGATGATGGACTTGAGGAAACAATAGACTATTTCAAGTCATTTAAAAAAATTACTTGGAATAAGGAGGCTGCATATTAATGGGAGCTTCAGTATTCGAAATTGAGCATAATGGATTGTTTTATGAATTTGAATTTGATTCTGAACATAAATGGGTACATCACACAAAGTGGCCTGATGGAAAAACTTCCTACTGTCTTTTACAAAATGCAGGTGGTACTTTGGAGAGAGCAAAGAAAAGGTGTAGAGAGCATATTATTGCTTGGTACGAAAATCCAGAAAGCTTTCATGTTGACGATAAATATGTCGACATGAATAATAAGTACATTAAAAAAATGCAAAAACGCAAGGAGGACTTAGGTACTGTGATTTCAACAGAATGTAGCTTATCAGAGCTAAAACCATACAAAAACAATTCAAAAATACATCCAGAACAACAAATAAAGAATATTGTTGCATCAATAAAACAGTTTGGATTTACACAGCCAATTGTTTGTGATGAAGAAAAAACTATTCTTTCTGGTCATGGAAGATACGAAGCTGCAAAACAAATGCAGATTGATGAAGTACCAATTCGTATTGTAGAAAATTTAACTGATGCACAAAAAAAGGCTTATGTTATTGCTGATAATAAAATTGCAGAACAGTCTGAATGGGATGAAAGCAAGGTGTTAGAAGAACTAGGTAATATATCAAACTTGGATGATTTGCACCAAGATATTGTTAATTTATTGGACTTTAATACATTTTCCTTTTATACAGTTAGACAAATGGCTGTAGCAGATTTAAAGCCACATCCAAAAAACTACAAGTCACACCCTGCAGATCAGCTTGAACATTTGAAACAATCCATAACTGATAATGGGATTTACAGAAATGTAATCGTTGCAAAGGATAATACGATACTTGCAGGGCATGGTGTTGTTAAAGCTGCACAGTCTTTAGGGTTATCATCTGTACCTGTGTTGAAATTAGAGCTTGAATCAGATAGTATTGAGGCTGTTAAGTTACTAACAGCCGATAACGAAGTTTCGCATTTAGGCGAAGTAGATGATCGTGCATTATCAAATATTCTTAAAGAGATTATGGAAAAAAGTGATCTCTTAGGTACCGGCTATGATGAAATGATGTTGCAGAACTTGTTATATGTAACAAGACCAGCATCAGAAATAAAAACAACAGACCATGCTGCTGAATGGTTAGGTATGCCTGATTTTGAAATATCTGACCCTGTAAAAAAATTACACGTTAACTTTGAAACATATGAGGACAAAAAAGCCTTTTGCGAACAGAATGGCTTTGATTATTTAGAAAAAACAGACGAATCTATTTGGTTTCCACAAAAAGAAAGACGAGATATTACATCTGTAGGATTTGAGGTAGAAAATGAAGAAGCCTAATTATCCTGTATATGTTATATCAAAGGGTAGATATGATGCTTGTTTAACTGCAAACTTTTTACTGAAAGATCAAGTTGACTTTCGTATTGTTGTAGAACCACAGGAATTTGATAAGTATGCCAAGCACTACGATCCGTCAATAATTATAAAAACACCTTTTCAAAATTTAGGTTTGGGATCAATACCAGTTAGAAATTTTGTTTGGGAGCATAGCAATTCTATTGGAGCAAAAAGACATTGGATAATAGATGATAATATACGCAGTATTTACAGAAAGTATAAAAATACTCGTATTCGTTGTAATGCAAATGTTGGTCTTAGATGTTGCGAGGACTTTACTGACAGGTATACAAACATAGCAATATCAGGATTAAATTACGTTTCGTTTGCTATAAAACGAAACCAACCACCATTTCAGTTAAATGCTCATGTATATTCGACCCTGTTAATTGATAATTCATTGGATATAAGATGGCGTGGTAGATATAACGAAGATACTGATTTATGTTTACAAGCATTGTCGTTGGGATACTGCACTGTCAACTTTAATGCATTTTTAATAGAAAAAATGCACACAATGACAATGAAAGGAGGCAATACAGACCAACTTTATAAAGGTGATGGTAGATTAACAATGGCAAGAAGTTTAGAAAAATTGTGGCCAAAAGTAGTACAAACAAAGAGAAGATTTCAAAGACCACAGCACGTTGTACATAATAATTGGCAGAAATTTGATACACAATTAATAAGAAGAAAAGATATAGATTGGGAAAAAATACAAAAAACAGATAATTATGGATTACGATTAGTTCAACTGAAACAACCAAAAAGTGGTTCACAAGAACTAAAAAAACTTTTTGATGAATAAATGGCAAAAAGATCTACAAAAAAAGAAGTAGAGTGGAGAGTCCGTAAAGTTGCTGCTCTGAAAGCTCGTAATACTATGCGATCAGAAATTGTCGCTTATGGTGTAAGAGAATGGGGGGTAAAACCTAGAGCAGTTGATAAGTATATAAGTGCTGCAAATGAAGTTATGGCAACAGATTGGGATGTTGATAGAAGGCAATTTACTGCTGATGTTCTTTCTCAACTTAGTACATTGGCTCAAGATGCTAGAAGAAACAACCAGCCACATATAGCACTTGGCTGTATAAATACAATGGCAAAAGTTGCTCAGTTGTTATGAGTATTATTGATATAGAAGGCAGAATATTAGAATCATCCACTGGTGCTGATTTATGTTGTGACGATATTATTGAAAGAATAAAAAGTGACTTACATCCCGGCCAACTTGCTTTTGTTGATGATCAAGATACACAAATCATTGGTCTTTCTGCTGGTTATGGTGCAGGCAAAACCAGAAGTTTATGTGCAAAAGCTGTTCAGTTAGCAATAAACAATCAAGGTTTTACAGGTGCAGTTATGGAACCTACTGCACCATTAATAAGAGATATATGGCAAAACGATTTTGAAACTTTTTTAGAAAATTATGGAATCCCATATACACAAAGACAGTCACCGCTCCCTGAATATCTTTTGCATTTGCCAGATGGAGATGCTCGCATACTGTGTAGAAGTTTCGAGAACTGGTCTAGAATTATTGGATTAAACCTTGCTTGGGTACTTGCAGACGAAATAGATACTGTTGCTCCATCTATTGCAGATAGAGCTTTTCCCAGAATACTTGCAAGATTACGTTCTGGAAATCAAAGACAGTTTGGTGTCGCATCAACACCTGAAGGTTTCAGATGGATGTGGAACACTTTTGGAAGTAACGAAGCTCAAAAGAAAACAGATCGTAAGTTAATAAAAATGCGTACATATGATAATCCACATCTGCCACAGGACTTTATAACAAGATTAGAAGAGAATTATGAAAAAGGGTTACTGCAAGCATATTTAAACGGAGAGTTCTGTAATATAACAACAGGACAGGTTTATGACCGCTTCAACCGAACTGTCCATGTCACTGATGCGTTGCCAGATATATCTAATGAACCACTCAGAATCGGACTTGATTTCAACATTGGAAATATGAACGCAGTTATTGGTATTGCTATTGGTGACAAATTACTCGTGGTTGATGAAATAAAAGAATCACATGACACCGACTCAATTGCTCAAGAAATTAAAAGACGCTATCCAGAACAAAAAATCTATGTCTATCCTGATGCGTCAGGAGGAAACAGAAGCACAAACGCTTCGAAAACCGACATCCAAATACTAGAGAGTTATGGGTTTATGAACCAATCACCAGCAGCTAACCCACCTGTTAGAGATAGAGTTAATTCAGTACAAAGATTACTTGAGAATGGAAAAGGTCAAATTAGACTACAAATTCATTCAAGTGCAACTAAATTAATTGAGTGTCTTGAACTTCAAAGTTATACTGAAAAGGGTGAACCTGATAAAGATGCTGGTTACGATCACATGAATGATGCTTTAGGTTACATTACTTGGCGTCTGTTTAATCCATTGCATATGGGTGCTGGTCGTAAAACAGGAATTAGGCTTTATTAAGATTATTTATTACACTAAAGAAAACATTGGAGCAAAATGTACTCAGGTTATAACTATTACAACAGAGAGACAAACTCACAAGGTAAAGAAATAAATGACCCGAATGCTATTTGGTTTCAACAAGAGCCTCATTGGATGTTGATAGAGGATCTTCTTGGTGGTACATACCAAATGAGGAAAAGACATAGACGATATTTACCACAAGAGCCAAGAGAATTAGATGAATCATATGACAACAGACTTGCAAGGTCTGTTTGTCCACCGTTTTATTTGCGATTAGAAAGAATGTTGGCTGGTATGTTAACAAGAAAGCCTGTCAGATTAAATGATACAGCAGACCCAATCCGTGAACATTTGTTTGATGTTGATTTGCAGGGTAATGATCTTAATGTTTGGACTTATGAAACTACTAGGAAAATGGTCAGATATGGTCATGTTGGAGTTTTAGTGGATGCTCCAACAAGTGGTCAGGGTGGCAGACCATATTGGGTTACTTACACACCGAGAGATATTTTGGGATACAGAACTGAAATGATAGAAGGTGAAGTAAAACTTATACAACTACGTTTACAAGAAAAGGTATCAGTTCCTGATGGTCTTTATGGTGAAAAGATAATTGACCAAATAAGGTTATTGACCAGAGGTGGTTTTGAAATACATCAAAAGGGCAAAAATAATTTATTTGTAAAAGTTGACGAGGGAACTACAAGTTTGTCTGAGATACCTTTTTCTGTTGCATATGCAAACAGACTTAATTTATTGGAATCAAGACCACCAATGTCTGATATTGCAGAATTAAATTTAAAAGCATATCAAATACAGTCTGATCTAGACAATCAGTTACATATTTCTGCTGTCCCAATGTTGGCATTTTATGGCTTTCCACAAAGTTCTGAAGAAGTAACTGCTGGACCCGGAGAAGCAATAGCCTTCCCTGCTGAGGGAAGAGCCGAATATATAGAGCCTGCTGGTAGAAGTTATGATGCTCAGTTTAAAAGGCTTGATGTTTTATCAAACCAAATAAATGAATTAGGACTTGCTGCTGTATTAGGGCAAAAGTTATCTGCAGAAACAGCAGAAGCAAAACGAATAGATAGATCGCAGGGTGATTCTACAATGATGGTTGTAGCACAACAGATGCAAGATATGATTGATAATTCTTTAAAATTTCATGGTGAATATATTAATGCTGAAGCTGGTAGTTGTTTTGTAAATAGAGATTTCTTATCACAGAGACTAGAGCCACAAGAGATACAGGCATTACTGCAGCTTTATACATCTGGTTCTATTACACAAGAAACATTACTGAAACAGTTACATGAGGGAGAAGTATTGGGAGATGAATTTGATGTTGAAGAAGAAATTGAATCTACGCAAAATGGTGGATTAGTTGAAATGGCACAACCAAAAGAAGTAGAACCAGAGCCAGAAGAAAAACAAGATGCAGCATAATCAATGTCAATTCCAGAAAGTTTTTATAGACAATCTATTGATTTAAATAGATACAGCAATCGTATTTCTAGGGAGATAGTAACTAATTACAATAATGTAATTTTAGATTTAACATATAAACTTGCCACTATTGATGAAGTTACTAACCCTGCAACTGTTGCTCGCATCAGGTCAATGCTTGCACAATTTAAAGAAAGTCTTGAGAATTGGTCTGTAGAGGGAACTGCATATATGACAGATCAATTACAAAGCCTTGCTGTATTTCAGACTGAATTTGTTGCGAATGAATTACAAAAAGTTTTGCCCCGTGGTGCAGTAAATGTAAATACAGTACAAGTTTCTGAGGATTTCGCAAGAAGTCTTGTTTATACAGACCCAACTAGGATTAATGTTTTCACATTGCCAACACTTGAATCACAGGTGCAGAGGACATTTAGCCTTACTGCTGCTAAAGGTTCAGTAATAACATTACCAAGTGGAGAAGTAGTCGAAAAAGCATTTCGTGGTATTGCTTCTTCACAAGCTGATTTTATCAGCAAAGAGATAAGAGTTGGAGTTACAGAAGGCGAATCAATGGCAAAAATATCAAAAAGATTAAGAGGTCGATTACAGTTTGGAGCAAACCAAGAGATGACAGCAAGAGCGCAGGCACTTGCTGGTGGTACTGGAATGAAATTAGCAAACAATCAAGTTAGAACAATTGTAAGAACATCTGTAAATCAAGTTCAGACAATGGCTAATCAGGCTGTTTATTCTGCGAATCAAGAAGTTACCAAAAGATATGAATATGTTGCAACACTTGATGCAAGAACAAGTGCAATATGCGGAAGTTTAGATGGAAAAACTTTTAAATATGGAGAAGGTCCAATGCCTCCACAACATTTTAACTGTAGGTCAACTACTGTTCCAATTATAGATGATGAGGATTTAAGAAAAAGATTTCCTGACACTAGGCCGAGCAGTGTTGGTCGTGTGTCGCAAGAGGAAAGCTATCCCGATTGGTTAAAAAAAAATCCAAATATGCAAACTGAAGCTTTAGGTAATAAGAAACCTTTTTTTAATTATTTAATAAATACAAAAAAGAAAAGTCCAAGAGAAGCTTTACGACAAATAATTCGTGATGATGGAACTGAATTATCTTTAAAAGATTTAATTAAAAAATATCCAAAAGCAATTTAAAAGTTATACTATTGTTAGTTGCTTCTATTATCATGCCAATGGGAAAAGGAACTTATGGTTCTAAAATGGGTAGACCACCTAAAAAAAAGAAAAAAGTAAAAAAAGGTGGTAAAAAATAATGGCAAAGACATTAGCACAAAAGCTTTCAGAAGCTAAAAAACCAAAGAAAAATGCCAAAGAAAAAAAAGAAAAAAAAGATTCCTGAAAATTATTTAAAAGGGTCAAAAAATAGATCAAGTAAAGCAGCTGAAATTAAAAGAACAGCTGCACTTTATAAGGCAGGAAAGTATATTGATATAAAAGCTGTACAAAAATCAAGGGTAAATCAAGATGTCACAAAAAAAAAGAAGAAGTCCACTAAACGAAGCAACAAAAAAAGCTCTTAGGAAAAAAGCTGAAGGGACTCGCTTTAAATATGGTGAACTTGCTTCTGTCTACAGAAAAGGTCAAGGTGCCTATTTGTCTAGTGGTAGTCGTAATGTGACTATGCAGGCTTGGTCAATGGCTCGTGTGAATAGTTACATGAGAGGTGGACCAGCAAGGAAAGTTGATAAAGATATTTATAAAAAGGCTAGAAAATAATGGCAGTTAAACGAGGAAGAGAAACATTTTCTGGTTTTAATAAACCTAAAAGGACTCCTAGTCACCCAACAAAATCCCATGCAGTATTGGCAAAGCAAGGGGATAAAGTAAAATTAATTAGATTTGGCCAACAAGGTGTTTCTGGTGCTGGTAAAAATCCACAGACAGATAAAGCTAAAGCTAGACGTAAATCATTTCTTGCTCGTCATGCAAAAAATATTGCAAGAGGAAAAATGTCTGCAGCATTTTGGGCAGCAAAAGTAAAATGGTGATATAAATAATATAATACATTTAGTTTACGACTAATCCATGTCTGAAGAAAACAAAGAAGTGGTTACGCCACCAGAAAACAATGCAGAACTTGAGCAACTTAAAGAATCTGTAAAAAAACTTGAAGCAAAAAACTACGAACTTATTGGTAAATTAAAAAATCAAAAACCAGTTTCCGATAAAGCTTTGCCAGAAGATTATGAAGCGTTACTTGCTTTTAAACAAAAGCATGAACGTGAACAGTTAGAAAGTGAGGGCAAGTACACAGAAGCAACACAAAAACTTGAACAGCAGTATCGTGATAAATCTGCAGAAGATAAAGAACGAATACAAAAACTAGAAGCTAGAAATCGTGAGCTTGAACTTATTACACCAGCAATGCAAGCATTATCTGAAGTAACACATGACCCTGAGTTAGTTTTAAATAATTTAGTCCCAAAAGATCAAATACAAATTAAAGAAGGTGTACCTGTTGTTGTTGATGGATATGAACAATTGCCTGTCCAAGAGTATGTAAAAAATAAACTTGAAAAAGAAAAGCCATATTTATTAAAAAATAAACTGCCATCTGGTGGTGGTGCACCAATTTCAAGGCCATCATCTGATAATTTTTCAGAAGATATGTTAAAACCATTTCTGAAAAATAGTGAAGATATTACCGAACAGGGTCGTATTTTTAAAACATATGGAAAAGAAACTTGGCAAAAGTTGAGAGATATTGCAAAAACACGTTAATATATAAATATTAGGCAAGGCTACGCTAAGTCAAATAGGGTTACGCCCACAACCGTTAAATTTTTATTCTTGAACACATGGCAGTTCTCAGGAGTGATATTATCGTTCCAGAGGTATTTACGCCTTATGTCATTGAGCAAACTACTGCTAGAGATTCATTTCTTGCAAGCGGTGTGGTTGCACCTATGGCTGAGCTAAATGCTACTGAGGGTGGTGATTTCGTAAATGTACCTTTTTTCTCTGCAAACTTAAGTGGAGACTTTGAAGTATTATCAGATTCATCTTCATTGACACCCGGCAAAATTTCTACTGACAAACAAGTTGGTGTTATTTTACACAGAGGTCGTGCTTTTGAATCTCGTGACTTAGCTGCATTGGCAGCTGGTTCTGACCCAATGGCAGCAATCGGTCAAAAGATCGGTGCTTACATTGCAAACCAAAGACAAAAAGATTTACTTGCTTGTCTTGATGGAGTGTTTGGTTCTGTTAACTCAACAGACTCAAATGCAGCATTTTTTGGTTTAACAATAGATGGTGGTTCATCTGATACACCAACTGGATTATCTCCAAGACACGTTGCTAAAGCCAGATCAATACTTGGAGATCAAGGAGATAAGTTAACAGCAGTTTGTATGCACAGTAAAGTTTACTACGATCTCGTTGAGAGAAAGATGGTTGACTATGTTCTTGCAGCTGATGGAAATGGTGGTTCTGCAACTGCTTCTGGTGGTTCAATCACTGGTGCTTATACTGCTGGTAATGACACAGTTCCCACATACTGCGGATTAAGAGTTATTGTTTCTGATGATGTTACAACTACTGGTAGTGGTTCATCAACTGAATACAGTACATATTTCTTTACTGCTGGTTCAGTAGCTAGTGGCGAGCAAGCTGGTCTAACAACAGAAACAGACAGAGATATTCTGGCTAAATCTGATGCTATGGCTATTGATCTTCACTATACATATCACCCTGTTGGTTCTAAGTGGGCTGTTACGACAACAAACCCAACAAGAGCACAACTTCAAACTGTAGGCAATTGGTCGAAAGTCTACGAAACAAAGAACATTGGTATCGTTAGAGCTACTAACGTATCTACTCAAGACTAGAGGTAATTAATTATGCCAAGTTTATTTGAGGTTACTGCTGGTAAGTTAACTGGACCAACAAAAGGCGGTACAGTTACCCAAGCAACAAACAAAGGTACAGGTGTAACTCTTAATACAGAGTCAGGTCAGATCACTATGAACAACGCAGCTTTGGCTGCTGCTGCAGAAGTATCATTTACAGTTACTAATAGTGAAATTGCTGCAACTGATGTTGTAGTTGTTAATCATGGTTCTGCTGGTACTGCTGGCAGTTATCTTGTAGCTGCAAACACTATTGCTGCTGGTTCTTTTGCAATCACAGTTTCAAATGTTTCTGGTGGTTCTTTAAGTGAAGCAATTGTTATTAACTTTGTTGCATTAAAAGGTGCATCTAGTTAATGGGCATATTTGCTTTTAGACGAATGAGAGAACAGGAGGCTACTAAATTAGTAGCCCCTGCACCTCTTAAAAAAACAAAACGTAAGCCTAAATTAAAAACAAATGGCAATAACGATAGACGCAACAGTGGGCGGAGCATCAGCTAACAGTTACATAAGTCTGTCTGATGCAAACGCAATTGTAGAAGGTTTAATTCTTGATGATGATGTTTCAGTATGGGATAGCTCTAATACTGATAATAAAAACAGAGCTTTATACACTGCTGCGGTCAGGATTGATCGAGAAAGATTTTTGGGTGCAAGAGTAACAGATACACAAGCATTACAATGGCCTCGTACAGGTGTCAGGAAACCAGATACTTATATAAATACTTATGCAACAAGATTTCCATTTCGTATAACAACTGATTACTTTACTGATACAGAGATTCCAGAACAAGTTAAAAAAGCACAAGTTATTCTTGCTGTATATTTGAATAATAATAGGAATGGGTTAGGATTAAGTGGTCTAGAAGATTTTAAAAATGTAAAAATTGGTAATCTAGATGCAACACCAAATTTTTATGGTGCTGTTGGTGCTGATAGAGTACCACCACTATTTGAACGGTACTTTACTGGTTTACGACATAGTGGACCTGCTAACGTCGCAATTAAAAGGAGTTAACAATGAGCTACTACCCAGCTGCCAAAATCATTAATGATACTGATGCACATACAGGTCGATTTGGTTGTGTTCAAGCAATCAAAGATTCTGAAATTGCAACTTTAGTGGCAGAGAATATTACTGGTGATCTTACAAGTATTGATCTGAAATCTAATTGTAAGATTGAAGGTGTTATTACTAGCATTACACTTGCAAGTGGAACTGTTGTTGCTTATTTAATATGAGCCTTGCAAACGCCTTAAAAAAAGCTGCATCAAAGACACTAAGTAAGCTTGGTGGAGATGTAACCATAAGGCAAGTTACTGCTGGTTCATATAATACAACTACTGGTGCAATAACAGAATCAACTTCTGATACAACTATTAAAGGTTCTTTAAATAATGTAAATAGGTCTGAGGTAAATGATCTTATTGAGGCACAAGATAAAATTCTTACTATATCTGCTGGCGATATTACTTTTGTACCAACCACAAAAGATAGAGTTGTTATAAGTAGTGTTGAATTTAAAATCATATCTGTAACTACAAACGAACAAAATAATACACCAATTAGCTTTGAACTTGTTTTAAGGTAAGTATGGCCAGACAAATTAAAATTGAACAAATAGATGATCTTATGGCAGAAGCAGTACAAGAGTTAGTACAAAAAACAACATTACGTTGGACAGAACTTTCAAAAAAAGCTACACCTGTTGGCGATACTGGTAATTTAAGAAATGGTTGGAAAACAAATATACAAAAATTTAAGGGTACTATCATAAATAATGTTGAATATGCAGAACCAGTAATATATGGAACTTCACTTCCACCTAGTTGGCAAGGCAAATTTAGAACAAGACAACAAACAATAAAAGGCTTTCCAGAATTACAAGCAAAACAACTTACCACTCAATATATACCAAATGAATTACGAAGAATTATTAGGAGTAAGTAATGGCTGCAACTAATCTCAACACAGTACGATCTACTATTGAAGCAAGATTGGCAACAGAGTTGGCAAGCAGCCCTGTTATTCCTGTTGTATTTAACAATATGTCTTTTGATTCAACTGCAGAAGATACCTTTGTGCAATGCCAAACAAGTTTTGGTTCTGGTAGTTATTTAACTATGGGTGGTACTGCAAATTCTACAAACAGTGTAATTGGCTTAGTTCTTTTGAATATATTCACAGAAGAAGGTATTGGTGCTGGTGCTAATTATGTTATTGGCAAAAGGTTGCGAGACCTTTACAATAATATTACAGTTTCAAATGTTATTTTTGATTCGCCTATTGGACCAGAAGTTTTAACTTCTAGTCCAGAAGGTAAATTCCAAACACAAATAAGAATTACATTTGAGATATATGAGGATCTTTAATTATGCCAAAACTTGTAATCACAGAAGAAATGCTAGATGCTATCGAAGCTGTTAAAGGAATAAGAGACTCAAGAATGTGGGATCCTAACTGCAAAAGATATATGGAGAATCAACAAAATACCAAAAAAGATGTAAAAAAGTCTGAAACAAGCTAAACTATTTATTAATAATTCTTTTTTTCGTTATGGCTGCTCTTAAAGGTGACGTAGGTAAAATCATGTTCCATAATGCTGCTGGAACAGAAGCTGATATATCAGGTCTTAGAAATTGGTCACTGAATATTACAAAAGACACAATGGAAACCACAGTGCAAGGAGACACTTCAAAAACTTTTATTGGCGGTCTTATTTCTGGAGAAGGTTCAGCAACCCTTATTTATGACAATGCTGGTAACTCTGATTATTTAGCATTTGTTGAAGATGTATATACAACAGGTGATGCTGCAGATGCCTTGTTTGAGTTATTTCCAGATAGCAGTGCAAGTTCTAAAAAAATAGGTTTTTCGGGAATAATTAATGGAGCAACTTATGGTGCTGAACTTGGGTCAATTCAAGAAATCAACATCACATTCCAGACCTCAGGTGCCATAACTTCAGATATATAGTAAATTAGGATAATACAATAAATTTACATGACAACAAAAAGAACAGTTGACATTATCACTGAGGCTTTCAGTGATGTTATGTCAAACAGACGTAAATACGAATTAGAATTGCCTAACGGAAAAAAAATTGATATATACTTTCCACCAGTTACTAGATATGACAGACAAAGAGCACAGACATCTGCTGGTACTGATGATGCATTAATGGTTTCTACTCAACTACTTTGTCAACTTGCTCAAAATGAAGATGGTTCTAAAGCTTTTGCATTAGCAGATGCTATAAATCTACAAAGAATGTTGCCTGAAAAAGTTCTTAATGATATAGAATTGTTTTTATTTGAAATCAAGTTAGACGTTGATACAGCAAAAAAAGATTAAGGAGAAATAACTGGCTTTACTTTGAGTTGTTTCTCGCAGTTGAATTAGGAAAAACACTTACAGAACTAAGACAAAGCATGACAGAAGAGGAATTTTTATATTGGGTAGCTTATTATCAAATTAAACATGAAAAAGAAGAAAATATTCGTCAAAGAGCAAAAAACAGGTAATATATAAGAAATAGAATTTACAGAAAATTAAGTGGCTGAAAGTATAGTTACCTTAAGAGTTGAAGCAAGAAATGCAATATCTTCTTTAAATAAAACTTCTTTAGCTACAAAGCAATTATCAACTAATGCAAAAGGGGCAACAGCTTCTTTAACTTCAGCATCAGCAGCAGCAAAAGGATTAGGTGCGTCATTAGCCACTTCACTTGGACCATTACTTACTATGGGTGCTGCTTTTGCTACTGTAGGTAGTGCAATAGGAACTTTTACAGCAAGAGAAAGAGATGTAGCAATTTTAAGACAAGGTTTAGTTAATTTAGGTGAAGGTACTGTTGCTTTAAATGAATTGCAAGTGGCAGCTGATAAATTAGGAAATCAAACTTTATTCAATCAAGAAGAATTTACTAGAGGTTTCAACTTATTAACAAGTTTTAGAAAAATTGGTGTTGATTCATATGAACGTGTAGCTCAAGCTGCTGCAGATATTGCTCAAGTTAACCAAGTTGATGTTAATACTTCTTTTATGCAATTAGCAAAAGCATTACAAGACCCAGAAAGAAATTTATCAAATTTAAATAGATCAGGTATTGCTTTTACAAAAACACAAACTGAAGTCATAAAGGAATTAATGAAAACTAATAAAACCGCAGATGCTCATGCAATGATTCTGCGAATTGTTGAAGAAAGTTATAATAAATTATCACAAGCTGCTGCAGAAGGTTTTGCTGGTAATGTTGATTCTTTGGGAGAAGCTTTTCGTGATTTTTCAGAAACATTAGGTAAAACATTAGAACCTGCTTTAATTGCAACCACAAAAGGGTTAACAGAATTATTGAAAGGTGCCAATGATTTCATTAATTCACCAATAGTAGGAACAGCTACATTATTCACTGGAATCGCTGTTGCGGCAAAAGGAACAATAGCAGTATTAGCTCTTCTTAAAACAGGTTTGGCTGCTGTCGGTGGTGCTGCTGGCGTTGCAGCAATAGCTTTAAACTCAATACCTTTTGTAGCTGCAGCTACTCTTGTTGGCGCATTAACTACAAAAATAATAAGTGCAGCAAAAGAGCAACGAGATTTTAATAAAGCTTTAAAAGAAGGTGATGACCAAATACTAAAAAGTGAATTTAATAGTTTATTTATTGAAAGACAAAAAATATTAAAAAGAATTAATGAAGCACAAGAAAGTAGTAATAAAAAAGCATTGCAATCTTTAGAAAGACAACTTGATATAATTGAAAAATCAATGAGCCCAATAAAAGAAAAACTAGATGAAAATAGAAAAATTAAAAATACGATAAAAGATCAAAATGTTGCATTAACAGAACAAGAGACACAAATAGACAAAAATGCAGAGGCAGCAAAAAAACTGAAACAACAATTTGATGCTGCAGGTCAATCTGTTGAACAAAATATAGTACAAAATTTATCTGATGCCATTATGGGCGCTAAATCTCTTGGTGATGCTTTATCAAATGTTATAAGAAATATGCAAAGACAACTTGTAGAAACCGCAGTAATGAGTGCTGTAGGTGGAATTGGTAATGTATTTAGTAATTTTTTAAGTGGCATATTTAAGAAAAAAGCAATGGGTGGACCTGTTGCCGCTGGCGGGTCTTATCTCGTAGGTGAGAAAGGCCCTGAATTATTTGTACCACAGCAAAGCGGTAATATAGTTCCGAATCATTCTCTTGCTGGTACAACTAACGTGGTAGTAAATGTAGATGCTTCTGGCTCTGATGTTCAAGGTAATGATGATAGTGCTGCTAAACTAGGTGAAGTTATAGCATCAGCAGTACAAGCTGAAATAGTTAATCAACAAATGGCAGGGGGTTTATTGAGCTAATGGCTAGTTTTCCAACAACAGTAAATCCATCTTATGGTGCAGTTAAAAATTCTGAACCAAATGTTCGCATTGCACAGTTTGGTTCTGGATATTCTCAACGTTCAACTTTTGGAATAAACCAAAATTTAAAAATTTATAATTTTAATTGGAGAAATATATCTGAAACAGATGCAGATGAAATAGAAACTTTTCTTGATGCAAGAGCAGGGGTAGAAAATTTTGATTACACACCAGCAGGGGAATCAGCTTCAAAAAAATTTATTTGTCCTCAATGGAGAAAAACTATACCTTATTTAAATAGAGCTTCAATATCAGCTACGTTTATAGAGGTGGCAGAGGCATGACAAGCGCACAAATAGTTCCAGCTTCTTCAAAAATTAGTGAAGAAATACAAAAACTTGAACCATCTGCACTGATTACTTTATTTGAACTCAAATTAACTCTTGACATTAATGGTGTAAATCAAACTTATTATTATCATGCTGGAACAAATGAGTTAAAAAGTAATATTGTATTTAATGGTATTACTTATGTTGCTGCACCTGTAGAAGTAAAAGGGTTTGATAAAACTACGAAAGGAACATTACCTAGACCTACTTTTACTGTTGCAAATGCTGATAATGCAATTACAAACTTAATGCTTTTATATAATCCTTTGAACGCAGAACTAAAAAGAATACAAACACATAAAAAATTTTTAGATGCTGTAAATTTTTCTAGTGGTACTAATGCAACCGCAGATCCCACCGCAATAGCACAGACTGATGATATTTGGTATATAGATAGAGTTGCAGCAGAAACCCCTCAATCAGTTTCATTTGAACTTACAGGAAAAATTAATATGCAAAATCTTAGACTACCTAAAAGACAAATTGTTGAGCATTGTCCATGGCTTTATAAAGGAACTCAATGTGGATATAATGGTTCAAAATGTTTTGATGTTAATGATGTAGAGTTGACAGGTGATAATAAACAAGCTTTAGATAAATGTGGTCATAAATATTCAAGTTGTTTGGTACGTTTTTCTGGTAAAAATGAACTTGTGCCTTTCGGAGGATTTTTAAATGCAAGATTGCAGATGTGATGATATTTAAAGAAGAAGCAAAAAAACACGCTATAGAAGAGGCCCCAAGTGAATGTTGTGGAATTGTTGTTGATGATATTTATTATCGCTGCAATAATATTTCAGATACACCCAAAGATAATTTTGCAATACACCCAAAAGATTTTTTAAAAGCCAGATCAAAAGGTAAATTACAATATATTATTCATAGTCATCCAGAAGGAGGTGATGCAAGTGAGGCTGACAAAAAAGCTTGTAAAGCAACAAAAATACCTTGGTTTGTTTATCTTTTACCAGAGGACACATGGCAAATTATAAATCCTTAATCGGCAGACAATGGCAGTATGGGGTTTTTGATTGTTACTCTATAGTGCGTGATTATTATGCTTTGTTAGGAATAAACCTACCTGATTATGAAAGGCCAAAAAGTTTTGAAACTTGTAAAAGTATATTTTTAAGCGATGCAAACAAACTTAATTTTAAAGAAGTAAATATAGATCAAAGAGAACCAAATGATGTTTTAATTATGAAAATATGGACTAAAGAACCAATGCATGGTGCTGTTCTTTTAAAAAATGATATGATACTACATCAAAAATTTGAGTCTGTAAGTTGTTCAGAGTACTTTAACCATTATTATAGAAAAAGAACTGTAGGGTGTTTTAGATATGCAGCATAAAATTCTGCTGCTAGATGAATTAGGAGATAGGTGGGGTAAAACTCATGTGTATCATAATTTAAGATCACCTAGTGAAGCATTAAAATTGCTTTATATTAATTACCCTGATTTACAAAAATATTTTGCTACTGCTCACGAAGATGGAATTGGTTTCACAGTTGTCCAAGCTGGTGAGTTTTTAGGTTATGAAGATTTAGGTTTACCATTAGGCAAAAATGATTTAGTTATAACACCTGTAATTACTGGTAGTGGTGGAGTTGGTAAAACGTTATTAGGTGCAGCTTTAATTGTTGTAACTGGAGGACTTGGAACAGCATTAGGTGTAACTGGTGGTGCTGGTTTGTTTGGTATAACAGGAGGTGTGGCAGGTGCTATTGGAGGTGTAATTGGAAAGCTCGGTGTTGGCCTTGTTCTTAGCGGTGTTTCAGATATTATTTCTCCTCAAACACAATTACCTGACTTTGATTTTGAAGCACCTGTATCAGGTTTTACAGGTGGTGCTGGTGGTATTACAAGAGGTTCTGATGGTTCTCAAAGTTACGCTTATACAGGCGCAGCTAATACTGTAGGTTTAGGTAAAACTATTCCTGTAGTTTATGGTAAAGCCTTAGTCGGAGGTCATATATTAAGCACAAATATAGAAGTGTCTAATCAGTCTGACCCCTTAATGAAATATATAAGACCACCTAATTTTAATACTGTTCTTTTAAATAGTGAAAGATTAGAGACTCATTATACAAATGCTGGTGGTGTGATGGCAAGAAGATACAATGACACAACAAGCAACGCAAGTGGAACACAAAGCTATTTAACTTCAAATAAGGTTATAGATTTACAAAACGAAGGTGAACAAAAAATTGCAGATATAACAGGAGATTCAAGTGGTAATACTGATGTTAAAAAGTTTCAAATATTGTTTCAGGTAGGTGGCTTAATTGATTTTGTTGGAGAAGAAGGAACCACTAAAATTGATGGTTTTATTACATACAGAATTAAAATAAAAGAAAGAGATGATGCAACTTTAGTTCTTAATAATCAGTCAACGATTCAAGGCTTAACTACAAAAAATCAAAATTACAGTTATATAACTAAATTGCCTTATCAAAAAATATCTGATAAAAGTAATTATGAAGTATTACTAGAAGTTATTGATACAGGAGTGGATTTTAATAAAGCATCTTTTACCATAAAGCAAGTAGGTTATAACTTAAAAGAGAATTAATTATGCCTTTAAATTCAACGTCCGTAATAAAAGTAATAGACCTACTATGTGAGGGAGAAATTGAAGGTATTGTAGAGGGCAAAAAAGGTATATTTCTAGATGAAACACCAGTTAAAACAGGTACAACTTTAAATATATCAAAAGAACAATTTGATTTTGATGAAAGAAAAGGAACAAAAACGCAAACGAAATTAAACGATTATCAAAAAGGAGGGGCATCAAATCTTTCTAATATTTCAGAAGAAATAGGTTCAAATTACAGTGAAAGTGTTAATGCACAAAATAAAGTAACACAACGGAATTATGGTGCGGGGACAAAAATAATTCAGATAACAGATACAGAAACAACCTCAGTTCAATTTCTTTTTACAATACCATCTTTGTTCTGCACTGCAATGGAAGGTATTGCAAGAGGACAACTATTTAACGCAAAAGTAAGAATTAAAATTTTTTTCAAATCAAGTGGATCTGGATTTAATGAAGTCTACGATAAAACTTTTGAAGGAATATCAACTTCTGATTTTCAATTCAAAACCCCGCCAATTGATTTAACCGTAAATGGCGCGGGAAACGAATTAACAGCACCATTTTTATTTAAAATTAAAAAAATAACAAACAATGAAAATGATTATGAAGTCAAAAAAACTGATTTTGAAGATATAAGTGAAGATACAGCATTGGAAAATACAAGAGGTAATCGTATATTTCTTACATCATTGATTGAAAGACAAGATTTTCAAAGTCGTTATCCTTTTACAGCTTGTGTAGGATTATCTTTATCAACAGAAAAATTTTCATCTTTACCAACAAGAGCATATTTAGTAAAAGGACTTAAAGTAGCTATTCCACACAACGCAACTGTAAGAGATGATGGGAGTTTGGAATTTAACGGTTCTTTTGATGGAAGTCTGTTGCAAGATGATAATGGCAAATTTTTAAAACAATGGACAACTTGTCCTGTCTGTATTTTTTTCGATATGCTTACAAGTGATAAACATGGGGCAGGGGATTTTGTAACAACATCAAATATAAGTTGGGTCGATTTGTACCCACTTGCTCAATATGCAAATCAGCTTGTATCAACTCCTGATGGTAATGAACCACGTTTTGCAATAAATACTGTCATTGGAGCGCAAAATTCAGCTTATAAAGTTTTACAGAACCTTGCAAGTGCATTTAGAGGTATGACTTATTGGGCTGCAAATACAGTCAATGTAGGAGCAGATCATGGTAATTTAGACGGTTCTGATGTTGACCCTGT